CCTGGCGATCCGTCAAACCCGTCCCTATCACCGCTATCAGCCCGGTAAAACCATGTACATGGCAACCGGCTTTGTGTTCGGTGGACCTGCGACAAACCACATTGAGCGGGTCGGGTTCCTAGACGACGCCAACGGCATGGCGTTTCAGATCCAAACGCCGACCGCCACTAACCCAACTGGCATGTGCGTGATGTACCGCTCGGACATCAGGGGCGTTCCTTACGACACAATAATCCCGCTCAACCAATGGCAAGACCCCTACGGTGTGGCTCAGTCGCTGAACTGGCAACAGATCCAGATGATGTGGATGGAGTTCGCTTGGTACGGCGCCGGCCTCATGCGCTGGGGTGTGATCCTCAACGGTGAACCCTACACTCTCCACCAGATCGGCCAAGGCAACGGCGGTCAAAACATCCCGTGGGCGCGTACTGGCAACCTTCCGGTTCGTTACGAGCTTCGCAACACCGGCACCGTTGCCGCTGCGCAAACCATGAACCACTGGGGTGTGTCGGTGGTCGTGGAAGGACAGCGGGACCAACAGCGCGGGTTTACGTATGGCTACGGCATGGCCGCTGGTACGCCGACCCGCTCGCCTGGATCTGCTGCAACTCGTTACCCGCTGCTGTCGCTGCGCTATCGTCCCATGGGCACGATGGAATATGGTGTGGACAGCAACTACTCCGGCGCTAACGGTACGCTCCCGGCCAACGGCGCGGCAATCACGGCGGCCAGCTCGACCGCGACCGCTTCGACCATTGTGCTTAACAGCACACCGTTGACCCCGAACGTTTGGGTTGGAAAATACATCTACTGTCGAGGCGCTACGGCATCCATCACCGGCATCACGATCACGAGCGGCGTTGCCACTGCCACCACGGCGGCCAGCCCCAACTATCTCACGGTGGGCCGATGGGTCATCATCGCAGGGGCAACTGCAACCGGCACCATTAACGGCCAAGTGCAGATCACTGGCGTCACCGCAAACACGTTCACGTTCAACACGACGGCGTCGGGCACGGTTACTGGGACCATCACCTATCAAACCGGTTTCGGCACTGTTGGCCGCATTATCGCCAACACGCAGAACACGCTCACCGTGGTGGACAACGTGCAGGGCGGCCCGCTTCCCGTTCTGCCGGCCACCTCAGGAAATTACATCCTGGGCATGATCGACCGTGGCCAGATCCTCCCGCAGACCTTGCAAATCTATTCGTCGGCTAACTGTACGCTGGAACTGATCAGCTCAACCTACTCCTCGCCGGTGACGCTGACGGGTGCCAGCTTTGCGACGATGTACAGCCTCGGATCTCTGAACAGCTTCGGTGAGCGGGATGTTAGCGCCACGGCACTGACTGGGGGAGAGGTGGTGTACAACGCGCCGCTGCCGTCTGGTGGTCTCCAGACTTACGACCTGAGCCAGTTCTTCCCGCTGTACAACAATGTGCAGGGCAACCAACCGGACATCCTGACCGTGGCCATCACCACGCCGTCTGGTTTCGCCGGCACGGTGGGCGCTTCGCTGATCGCTCAGGAAGCTATGAGCTAATTGCGGAAACGTCCTTAACGGTTTATTATCAACCAAAGATTAGCGCCCGACGGGGCAGGAGTTTACAAGATGGCCATTCTTCACGACGCGCCCGGCTCGACGAACCGCCATAGCGCGAAGCACGGCAAGGGTCTCTCCATCAAGACCCAGATGTCCTCGCCCCACAAAAACCACGTCGGCAGCGGCTCCCGTCCGACCAAGTCCATGCACCAGATCCAAACTACGAGCCCGCACCACCCCCGCATGCTGGACAGCCGCCACGTTCCTGGCGCTCTGGGCGTCTCCGGTTCCATGGGTCCGAAGCACCCGACGAAGCCGCACGGCGGCATGAAGATGAAGTCGAAGTAATTTCAGCATGCAAATCAGCCACCGGGCTTTAACCGGGCTTATACCTTACGTTAACAACAGCCGAACTCACGACGACGCTCAAGTGGCACAAATTGCCGCCAGCATCCGTGAGTTCGGTTTTACCAATCCAATTTTAATTGATCCCGACGGCGGTATTATTGCCGGTCACGGTCGCGTGCTTGCGGCGCGAAAACTAAAGTTAAAAGAGGTTCCGTGCATAGAGTTAGGGCATTTAACGCCAGCTCAACGCAAAGCCTATGTCATCGCTGATAACAAATTAGCTTTGAACGCGGGATGGGATTTTGATCTGCTTCGCGTTGAATTGGAGCAATTGGCAGACGACGGATTCAATTTAGACCTGACGGGGTTCTCCGAGGAAGAGTTAGCAGCACTTCTCGCACCCGAGCCGACGCAGGGCCTGACCGATCCCGACCAGACGCCCGAACCGCCCGCCAACCCCGTGTCCGTCCTCGGGGACGTTTGGATCATGGGTGCGCACCGCATCGTCTGCGGGGACAGCACAACCGTCGAAGCCGTGGACAAGGCGCTGAATGGCGTGAAGCCGCACCTGATGGTCACAGATCCGCCCTATGGGGTGGAGTACGACGCAGATTGGCGCAACAAGGCCCTCCGAAGCGACGGGACTGCCAACGGCGGTCGGGCAATCGGCAAGGTTCTAAACGACGACAAGGCCGACTGGCGTGCGGCCTACGACCTGTTCCCGGGCGACGTGGCTTATGTCTGGCACGCTGGCAACATGGCGCACACCGTCGCCGAAAGCCTGATCTCCTGCGGCCTGCACATCCGCGCGCAAATCATCTGGAGCAAGAGCCAGTTCGTCATCAGCCGCGGCGACTATCACCCGCAGCATGAGCCGTGCTGGTACGCCGTCCGCAAGGGTAAGCCCGGTCACTACGGCGGCGGTCGAAAACAATCGACCCTCTGGCAGATCGACAAACCGCAGAAGTCCGAAACGGGTCATTCGACCCAGAAACCCGTCGAGTGCATGAAGCGCCCGATAGAGAACAACTCCTCGCCCGGCCAAGCCGTCTATGAGCCGTTCTCCGGTTCCGGCACGACCATCATCGCGGGCGAGATGACCGGGCGCTGCATCCACGCGGTCGAACTGAACCCCGCCTACGTCGATGTGGCCGTCACCCGTTGGCAGGATTTCACCGGCCAGACCGCAACCCTTGAAGGCGACGGACGGACGTTTGAACAGGTGCGCCATGCCAGAAAGTAAGAAGGTTTCTGAAACGCTTAATAAAGGTGGGCGGCCTCGCAAACTTCTTGCCAATGATGCCACGCTGAAACAATTGACGGGGCTTGGAAACATACAGGCAACGGTTCGAGAGGCTGCGGCGTTTTTCCAAGTGTCGCCCGTGACGCTTGAGGCTTTTCTGAAAGAGCCTGGCGTTAGAGAGGCGTTTGAAGCCGGCAAAGGGAATGGGTTGATTAGCTTGAGGCGTCGGCAATTTCAGCTTGCTGAGAAAAGCGCGGCTATGGCCATTTGGCTCGGAAAACAGTATCTTGAGCAACGCGACAAACACATGATCGGTCAAGATCCCGACCTTGGCCCATTGGGTGTGGTTGAGCTCCCTCGAAAGGATGCACCGCGAGATGTTTGATGAGTTCAACACCGAAGGGCTGTATGACCCTGACCTGTCGGTCCTCAATGCCGCACTGGCAGTCCGCATGTCGCGAGGCGAGAACCAGGACGAGGCGATGATGGTGCTGGCCGCATTGTGGCAGCCAGAATGCACTGTGCAGAACCTCCTCTAATGCCTCTCAAGAAAGGCAAGTCCCGTAAGGCTGTCAGCTCGAACATCAAGATCGAGCGCAAGGCCGGCAAGCCGTTGAAGCAGGCTATTGCCATTGCACTGAGCCAAGCGCGCAAAGGCAAATGATCCCGACCGTCTGGACACCGACACCACGGCAGCAGGAGTTCCTCGCAGCGCCAGAGGACGAGGTCCTGTATGGCGGCGCAGCTGGTGGCGGCAAGACCGATGCCCTCATCATGGATGCGCTTGGCTGGGATGCCTACACCAAGCCCGAGTATCGCGCCCTGATCCTGCGCAGGACTTATCCCGAGCTAAAAGAAGTGGTGGACCGCACCAGGGCAATCTACCCGGTAATCTGCCCCACTGCTCAGTTCAACTCGCAGGGCAGCGAATGGCGGTTTCCGTCGGGCGCTCGCATTGAGTTTGGCTACCTTGACCGAGACAGCGACGTGCAGCGCTACCAGTCCCGGCAGTTCCAGTGGATTGGCTGGGAAGAGCTGG